GACACTATTGCGCAGCTGCAAGATCTAATAAACTAGGTTCCTAGTTGCACAAATAACAGCCAAAAGGTATTATCGATACTGTACTTATGAATGTTGCGGACATGGTGTTCGCAATGGCACATTAAAAGGAGGCTGTTTATGACTACGCATTTTACCTCTGGCGTCACCAACGTCAGTTCAACTGGGTCCGAAGGACTCGTAAAGCAACCGAGCAAGCACAAGTATCACGATTACTTTAATGATTTTGATACATACCTAGCTTCGGATTGGACTATTACAACTACAGAAGCTGGCACTGGTTCAGCAACTGAGGCTCTTGCAGATGGCGATGGCGGTTTATTATTGCTAACAAACGCTGCTGGAGACAATGATCTGGACTTTTTACAACTTGTAAAAGAAGGCTTTAAATATGAAGCTGGAAAACAACTAGGATTTTACTCCAGGTTTAAAACAAACGACGCTACTCAATCTGACATTGTTTGCGGTTTACAAATAACCGATACAACACCATTAGATGTTTCAGACGGTGTATTCTTTATTAAAAGTGACGGATCTACAACTATTACTTTTGTTGTAGAAAAAAATGGTACGCAATCTACTTTAGATCTACCAAATGCTGTTGCAGATGATACTTTTATGACTGTTGGTTATTTATATAATCCTAAAGATCAAAAGTTTCATGTTTATCAAAACAATGTATTAGCTGGCACGGTAGTCAACACTAATGCACCAGATGATGAAGAATTAACAGTTAGCTTTGGTATTCAAAATGGAGCAGCAGCTGCAAAGACTATGACAATAGACTATGTACACGCTCTAAAAGAACGTACTAGCTCAACTGAACTTTAAGGAGTAAAAAATGGCTGACGCAGTAACTTCACAAACCATTCAAGATGGTGAGAAAACCGCGATTTTAAAATTTACCAATGTGTCTGACGGCACTGGTGAGTCGGCTGTAAAAAAAGTAGATGTCTCTGCGCTTACTAAAAATAGCGCAGGGCAAACTTGTACTTCTGTATCGGTAGCAAGAATATATTGGGCAACAGTTGGAATGAGTGTCAAATTAGAGTTTGATGCGTCCACCAATGTCCTGCTTCTTGGGTTACCTGCTGATAGTACGGGTGATGAATATTACGATCTATTTTCTGGTATCCCTAATAACGCTGGATCTGGCGTCACTGGTGATATTGATTTTACAACGACTGGCCATTCAAGTGGCGATAGCTACTCGATTATATTGGTACTTAATAAAAACTATTAAGAATGGCGGTAACAAAGCCTAAAAAAAAAGCTAAACCAATAGCTAAAACAGTAGGCAAAGGCGGTAATTACCGCTCTACCAAAAGTGGAGCGGGAATGACCAAAAAGGGTGTTGCTGCTTATCGTAAAAAGAATCCTGGATCTAAACTTAAAACAGCTGTAACAGGCAAAGTTAAAAAAGGAAGTAAGGCCGCAAAAAGACGTAAATCTTATTGTGCAAGATCCGCAGGACAATTAAAGAAGAGTTCAGCAAAAACCAGGAACGATCCTAATTCAAGAATACGTCAAGCAAGACGTAGATGGAAGTGTTAAATGGCAGATAAAAAATCTAAAACACCAAGCAATGTAACAAATCCTAGTTTGTACTCTAGGGTTAAGTCTGAGGCTAAACGTAAATTTGACGTGTATCCGAGTGCTTATGCAAATGCCTGGTTAGTAAAAACATATAAAAAACGCGGTGGTGGTTACAAAGGTGCCAAAAAAGCTGCCGAAGGTGGAGAAATGAGTAAATTAAAACCAATACCAACAGACAACAAAGGACTTAAAAAGTTACCAACTAAAGTAAGAAACAAAATGGGTTTCATGCGTAATGGTGGTGAAGTGATGATGGTCCAGGGCAGAGGTTGTGGCGCTATGATGCAAAGCAAACGCAAAAAGACTAAAGTACCCAGAAGTTAATAATGAGTTTAACTAAGTGGTTCAAAGAAGATTGGGTTGATATTGGATCTCCAAAAAAAGGTGGGGGTTTTAATAAATGCGGTAGATCTAAAACTAAAGGATCTAAACGCAAATATCCAAAGTGTGTGCCAGCTGCTAAAGCTGCTAGCATGACAGAATCACAAAAAAAATCAGCGGTTCGACGTAAGCGATCTAAAAAACAAGGCGTTGGTGGTAAGCCAACAAATGTAAAAACTTTTGCCGCAAAAGGTGGTAAGATAATAAAAAGTTCAAACATGGGATTGTTTGGAAGGAGTTAAAATGAAAGGAACGAAATATAAAGCAGGCGGCGGTGCTATGAAAGGTACTAAATATATGTCTATGGGCGGAGCTGCAAAAGGCACTAAATATATGTCTATGGGCGGAGCTGCAAAGGCCGAAGTAAAGGCTAATCCTGGTATGGATAAAATGCCCGCATCTATTTTGGCTAAATTGCAAGCGGGATTATCACCAGTAAGTGGTGGCAAAACAAAGTCTCTAGCTAAAGCCATGAAAAAGAAACCAGCAAAAAAATTTTCACCTAAAGCTAGATAAAATTTTTTATTAAATAAGGTGGCGTATTTAATATCAAATATACCGCAGTTTAAATGCTGGGTAAGAAAAGAATTTACAACCAACCATCAACATGGTCATGGTGAATATTTGCATGCTTTGGCATTTGCAGTAAACACGATTCCAGATAGATCTTTGTCCTTCCAGGTAGTTTTTACTGGATGTGAAACCGATTTTGAGGGTTATCCAGATGATAATGTACACGGAGGAGCAATGTGGGCTAGGATGCCAATACAAGCTCTTATAGCAGACGTTCCTTTGCAAGAGTGGCCAAAGCCTATGGAAGATCATTTAGCTCAACCATGGGATTGTCTAAGCCATCATCATAGCGTGGTTTCTTTAGACAGAGTCAGCTCAAGTCCCTGGTATTGTAAAATAGACGGTGAGTTTTATATGGGAAAATATATGTTTACGGTTGATTATACCGATCACTCAATAGCAGATGATCCTGCTCAACATAAACAGTCACATGTGTTATATTTGACGGATGCTGGTGAATATACTGGCAATTTTGTGGCTCTACCCAATAACAGAGTAAGAGCAACTAATCCAGCTTTATGGAGAACGGGTGAAGGCGCACCAGATTTTGCACCATCACAATGGATCCATTCTGCTGAGGCACACGAGAGTTATACAGATCCAGTCAAGACATTTGACAATTTGTATGCCTCGAACGAAGATAGAGAGTAATTATGGCATTATCTGGAAGCAAAGACTTTGAATTAGATGTAGCGGATTACGTTGAAGAAGCGTTTGAGCGTTGTGGCCTTGAACTTCGTACTGGTTATGATCTTAAAAGCGCAAACAGAAGTCTCAATCTTATGCTTGCAGAGTGGGCCAACAGAGGCCTAAACCAATGGACTGTTAAAGAAAAAACAGTTGCAATGGTTCAAGGAACCAGCACATATAATATAGATAGCACCAACGCTACAGCTCCAATTGATGTTCTGGACGTTTACATAAGAGAAACTCAAGGATCCGAAACAACAGACCTTCCAATGACCAGATTAAGTAGAGCTGAGTATTCACACATAACAACAAAATCAAGCACAGGTAAGCCAAATCAATTTTTAATAGATAAGCAAACCACACCAACATTAACAGTATGGCCCGTACCAGATAAAACTAGCACCTATACGGTTTACATGAATGTTCTTACAAGAATGGATGATGCCGACGCTGGTGCAAATACCATGGACATGCCATTTAGGTTTTATCCATGTTTAGCAGCTGGCTTGGCTTACTACATTTCATTAAAAAGAGCGCCAGATAGAACCAGTATGTTAAAAAGTTTATACGAAGAAGAGTTCCAAAGAGCTTTATCTACAGACGAGGACAGAGCATCATTTAGAGTATCGCCTAGTCTGAGGAGTTATAACAACGCATAATGGCTTTCGCATCTGGTAAATTTTCTTATGGCATTTGTGATATATCTGGTTTTAGATATAAGCTCCAGGACATGCGTAAAACTTGGGATGGCTTATTAGTCGGCCCAGATCAGTGGGATCCTAAACATCCACAGTTAGAACCAAAACCAGCTCCAGATGATCCGCAAGCTGTAAAAAATGCTAGACCAGATAAAGCTGACGATAATTCAAAATTTTTAGTTTATACTAATGTAGGCGATGGAAAGCTGGGATCGGTTTTAACTACTTTTTCAGTTTCTACTAGCGTAGGCGAGGTAACGGTAACAACATGAGTTTTACATACGGCACACTTAAAACAGCAATTCAAGACTATCTGGAAGTATCTGAAACTACTTTTACAAATCAGTTACCAACTTTTATACAAGAAGCTGAGGATCGTATATTTTCATTTGTTCAATTACCAGAACAAAGAAAAAACGTCCAGGGCACAGTAACTACTGGCAACAGATTCTTGGCTACACCAACAGATTTCTACGCTCCTATGAGT